CGCATAATAAAGCCAAGGAACTAAAGGCGAATGACTATATCAAAGTCACAAGGCTGAAAATTTCCAATGAGCAGTATGAAAAAGACGGCGAAAAGAAAAACATTTTGCGTGTTATTGTAATGGAATTTGAAAACGCCAATCGCAATGGGCAGCAGTCTTCCAAACAGCAGAAATCCAAGCCTGCTCCTGAACCTGAAACTGAAGCTGAAACCCAAGCGGATGAAGAAGAAATGCCCTTCTGATGATCCGGCATGATTGAAAATACATTTTCAAAGGGCGGCGAATCAGCCGCCCTTTCTCCGTATGAATTTCTGCTGGATTCATTTGATTGGTCGTTTTCCCGCGTCAATGCTTATGCAGAATGTCCCCGCATGTTCAAATTGCAGTATATAGACTGCGCAAACAAGGAGCAGAACGCTTTCGCGGAATGGGGTTCCCTTTGTCATCATGTTTTGGAACAGTATTTTCGCGGTGAAAAGCTGCTTTTTGAATTGACGGACGTGTATGAAACAGAGTATAAAACTTTTGTGCAGCATCCGTTCCCGCCAAATAAGTATAAGGATTTGAACGAAAGCTATTATCAAGCCGGGTTTGAATACTTTTCGCAGTTTTCCGGTGATTACCCAGATTATGAAGTGATCGGTGTTGAGCAGGAAATTTGCCTTACCTTTGGCCGTTTCCATTTTATCGGCTATATCGACTTGATTCTTCGTGATCGGCGGGATCAGCAATTTGTCATTGTGGATCACAAGTCAAAATCCGGCTTTAAGAATGATGAAGAATTAAACCATTATCTTCTTCAGTTGTATCTCTATTCCCAATACATCTTTGAAACCTATGGCTGCTATCCAAAGCTGCTTGTTTTTAATATGTTCCGCGCCGGGAAGTTGCTCAAATGTCAGTTTGTTAAAAGTGATTTTGATAAAGCCGTCCAATGGCTGATTACCAGCATTGAAAGCATCTACGCGGATCAATCCTTTAAGGATAAGATTGCTTTGGAGTATGAGCAGAAGAATAAAGACCTTTCAACCTTTAAGAAAAACGATTATTTTTGCAATTACCTTTGCTCCGTTGGCAGGCATTGCAATCGATGCGGAGAGAAGGGCGGTGAATCTTAGTTGCTCATTGACCGAAACCTGATTGCCAAAGCCAAAGAAAAGATAGGCGATAAAAATGCGGAATTGATTGCTGAACGGCTTCAAATCCAGGAGTATGATCCGCAGAAGCAGCGCGGTTTGTGTCCATTCCACGCGGAGGACACGCCTTCGTTTATCTATAATCCCAAAAACTTTTCTTTTCATTGTTTTGGCTGCGGGGTAAACGCTGATCTGATTGATGCGTACATGAAATCAGGGTTCACATACATAGGTGCTGTTCAAAAGCTGTTTGAACACGCAAAAATTAAATACGCATTTGGTCAGCATGGCGTAAAAACGCAGCAGGAATACCGTTACCCTCATGACGAGCCTGAAAGTGATATGTCTCAGGTGTACGAATATCTTGGCAAACGAAAAATCTCAAAAGCCACCGTAGACGCTGCCGGTTTGCGTCAGGATGCTCAGGGAAATATCGTTTTCCGCTATTTTGATACAAACGATGCTTTAACCATGGTAAAGTATCGCCCATCCCGTAAAATAGAGCATGGAGAAAACAAAATGTGGTGTCAGAAAAACGCCGATACCATGCCGCTTTTGTTTAATATGAACCGCGTAAATTCAGAAGCGCCGCTTGTGATTTGCGAAGGTGAAATTGACGCGCTATCTGCCATAGAAGCGGGATGGTCAAATGTTGTTTCCGTTCCCCTTGGTGCGAAAAACACACAATGGATTCAGCATAATTGGGAATGGCTTCAGCAATTTGAATCGATTATCCTCTGCGGCGATAACGATGAACCTGGACAGAAGATGATCAAGGATGTTTCATATCGCTTGGGGTCATGGCGGACGAAGATTGCCGATGTGCCTGACGCTTTTACGAAGCCAAATGGAACGCTTGTTGCTATCAAAGATTTGAACGAAGTCCTATATTGGTTCGGGAAAGAAAAGGTGCTCGATATTCTGGTACACGCGAAAGATTCTCCTGTAGAATCCGTTGTGGACTTTACGGAAATCAAAGAAGTGGACTTGGACGAGATAGACGGAATCAACACAGGCATTAAACAATTTGATGTGGAAATGATGCGTTTATTTTATGGCACGTTTAACATTCTAACGGGTGTGAATGGGTCTGGCAAATCCTCCTTCCTTTCTCAGCTTGTTTGTCAATGTCTGGAACAGGGCCGCGACGCATGGCTTTATTCTAAAGAATTGCCAAACTATATGTCCAAAAACTGGATCAACTATATTCTGGCCGGTACGCGCAATGTAAACACATTCGTTACCAGCCGTGGCGCGGTATATTATAAAGTCAAGGATGAAGCCAAGCAGAAGATCGACGCTTTCTATAAAGGCCGTCTGTTTATCTATAAGGATGGCTGGCCCAATACCATTGAGGATATTGAGCAATCCATGGAAGACAGTGCCAGGAAGTATGGCTCCCGTTTGTTCATCATTGATAACCTGACCGCCATCAATCTTCATGCCAGCGACGATAGCAAATGGGAAAAGCAAGTGGATTTTATCAATTATCTGATTGATTTTGCCCAAAAGTATAACGTTGTTGTTATTCTGGTCATTCATCCCAAAAAGATTGAAACCATGCGCAGGCTTACCAAATTCGATGTGGCCGGTCTTGGTTCCATTGTTGATTTGGCTCATCGAACCTTTTCTTTGTACCGCGTCACGCCAGCGGATAAAGAAGGGGTCAAAAAGAAAAACGGCGTTGGTTACTATAAAGAACCTATCCTATACGATGTGCTGCTGGATGTATTGAAGGATCGTTTGCGCGGCAGAGAAAACATGTCCATTGGTTTGTATTATGACAAGGCTTCCCGCCGCTTTTATACCAACCCGGAAGAATACGATTTTCAATACGCCTGGGACAAAACCAAATATCAGGATAAATTACCTTACCCCCATGAAGATGATTCCAAGGAGGTGTTTGGCGAGGTGAAAAATGAATCAGGTTAATTATGTGCCGTACCATGTGCATTCTATGCTGAGTAACGGCGTTACAAATGTTGATTCAGTCACCCGCTTTGAATCCTATATCGAATTGGCAAAGCAATGCGGTATGACGGCGTTTGGCTTTTCCGAGCATGGCAACATTTTTGAATGGTATTTCAAAAAGAAAGCCATCGAAGATGCGGGTATGAAATACTTGCATGGTGTGGAACTGTACATCACCATGAATGAAACGGATAAGGTGCGCGATAACTACCATTGCGTAGCGATTGCCAGGGATTATGAAGGGTTTCTTGAATTGAATCGTCTCACGTCCAAAGCATTTACCCGTTCAGATAATCATTTTTATTATGCTCCCCGTGTTATTATCAGCGAATTGGAAACTACGTCCGATCATATTCTGATCACATCCGCCTGTGTTGGCGGCGCAATGTCGCAGCGGGTGCCGGAAGCGGATCGGGAACGGTTTTTCCAATTCATGCTGAAAAATAGGCATCGCTGCTTCCTGGAAGTGCAGCATCATCAAGATTTTATACAGGTTGAGCATAATCAATTTCTGTATAAGCTGTCCAAGCAGTACGGCATTCCTCTGATTGCCGGTACAGATACCCACGCACTCAATTCCCGTCATGTAGCGGGGCGTTCTATGCTGCAGATCAGTAAAGATGTGCGATTTGCCAATGAAGACCGTTGGGATTTGACTTTCAAATCCTATGATGAACTGTGTGACGCTTATCAGCGCCAGGGTTCTTTGCCGGAAGAAGTATGGCTCGAAGCCATTGCCAATACCAACGTCATGGCTGATATGGTACAGCCGTTTGAGATCGATTTGAGCAATAAGTACCCCAACATTTACGATAACCCCTCTGAAACGTTCCGGCAAACGGTTTATCAGGCGGCGGAAGCGCATCCGTATGCGATCAAGCGCCATGGACGGGAAAAGCTGTTTGCCAGAATCGAAGAAGAATTGGCCGTTTACGATAAAGTGGGCGCTACGCCTTATATGCTGCTCAAAAACTATCTCACATCCTGGGAACGGGATCACGGTATTTTCTGCGGCCCTGGGCGCGGCAGTGTTTCCGGCAGTATGATCGCCTATCTGCTTCATATCACGGAAATGGATTCCATGCGGTTTGACTTGAACTTTTTTAGGTTCATGAATCCTTCAAGAATCTCATTAGCCGATGTAGACACAGATTATAGCGAAACAGATAGAGAAAAAGTAAAATCATTCCTTCTAAATGATCACCTGAACCTGCCCAATATCCAAACGGCTGAAATCATCACCTTTAACACCATTGCCACCAAAGGTTCTATCCGTGATATTGCCAAAGCGTTCAATGTTCTGCATAATGAGGGTAAAGGTTCTGTTCATTATACGGATATGGAAATCCGCGCTTTGTGTGATGCTGTGGATAAAGATGGCAATGTGGATGAACGGATTCGCGCCAATAATAAAGAACTGTTTGAATATGTGGATATTGTCACCGGCACCATCGTTTCCATTGGCTCTCATCCTTGCGGAGTTTTGGTTGCCGATCATGATTTGGCTTCGGAAGTTGGACTGTGTACAACGTCCGGCAGCAAATACCCCGTTTCGTGTTTATATATGAAAGAACTGGATGAAATGAATTGGGTTAAATGGGACGTATTAGGGTAAATCTTGCCCTATCAAAAGTGGGTTATATGCTGGAAACCCCTAAAGCCTTTATGCGATTATTGAAAATGTATTTTCAATAACGAAATAGTTAAAGGATGTAACAATGGGCAATCAGCAGGCACGATAAGTTCCGCCTCAACGACTACCGGAATATCCGGGCTTATCATTGGTGACAAAGATAAGCAACCCCACGAAAATGATATAGTCTGAACATTTGCGGAAACGCAAAGAGCCAAGCAGAAATGACTTGGCTTTGTTGTATTTTTTAAGAAAGGAGGGAACATAATGCCTTGTTCAAAAGAACAGTTTTATTC